TCGTATGCTAAACTTCCGTGTTTTATTATTTCGTACGCCCTGTTTAATACTGCGTGTTGTGTATTCAAAACATCTATTTCGTTGTCGTTACCTAAAAAAATATTTGTTGTTGCGTTCTTGGACAAGTCTACAACATCCATTGCTATTAAACTAATATTCCAAGTTGTTGTGCGTTCGTCTAACGTGCAGTTGTTTACCATTATATGTAATAAAGGAAATATTGTTTGTTTACTTAAATCAACTTTAAATATGTCTCCTTGTGTTACCGTGTTAACAATAACGTCTGCGTCAAAGTGTGTTTTTAATTTGTCTAATAAGTTGTAATAACCTGTCATCGTTTTAGTTTATTAAGTTGGCGTTGTTCAATTTCTTGCTTTTGTTTTTCGAAGGTAAGATAGGTGAGACATTGAGTAAGTCTATATCCGGTGACTGTGTCAAATCTTGTAACGTCTCCCTGAGCGAGTGCATAAATTGATTGATACCAACCCCATTGTTTTCCAAATTGAGCTTGTTCGCTAAACTCGTTTCCGTCTTCTTGTTCGTTTTTATCTGCCGTTCCAAATAAGTAAGCGTAGCTGTCAATAATTCGCTTCCTAAATTCCAAAAAAAAACACTTGAACTTATTGCTATGTCAACAGGCGTGAACTTCATTAACTCGTGCATTTCTTCCATTGGCGTATAATCAACTATTTCGTACTTATCTTTGAACTTCATTTTAATAGGTCGGTACATTACAGCCATTGCTTTATGGTAGTCTTCCCACTTCAGTAAATTGTTTTCAAGGTCTACGTATTCGCCAAAACTTATTTCTTCAAGGTTAGTTATAAATCCAAATTCTTGTGTGCCTATTTTAAACGTAGGTTGAAACTTTGGTTTTTCGCTAAACAACTTTGTAAAGTGTGTTATTAATTCGTTTAAACTTGTCAACTTCATTTTGACAATGTCCTTTAATTCTATTCCGCAAAATATTTGAACCATTTTTTGCGCTATAAATTCTTCGTCATTGCTTCCTTCTTGAACCTTTAAAAATTCTTGGTAGCTTTTTAATGAAATTTCACTTAAAGTTGTTGGTACGTTTATTTCTAACTTCATATCTTAATAATTAATTATTCGTGTTTTTGTTGTGTTCGTTTTTTTGTATGTAATCGTATGCTTGTTTTAGCATATTAATATCTCGGATGTCACGTAAATAAATACGAACCTTTACACCTTTTTTTTGGTAGATGTAAATCTGAACCGCTTGCATCATAATTTCTAAATCGTTCATCTAATAAAATATTGTCCGTGTGTATTGTTTAACCCTAACGTTTCCATTTCGTGGTAACGTACAGCGTCTATTGCGTGGTCGTTTTTGCCTTGCGGTTTGTTTAATGTTTTACCGGACTTGTCAGCATCCCAACAGTACGCCCTTAACTCTTTAATAAGATTTGTGCTTTGTGAAGTAACTAAATAGTTTTGTGACTGCATTATTTGTATTCCGTAGTTTACACTATCTGCACCCTTTGTTACTCCTTTAATTTGTTGTCCTGTTCTGCGTATTTCTTCAATGCTTTTTGGCTCAGAACTATCTGCGTATGCTATTACGTGTTTTTGTAGTTTCTTTGCTATGTCGTTATTTAGTAAACTTGTTTGGTAACATATTTCGTTTAGTATTCTTTGACCGTTGTAATTGTAAACTTCTACTATGCTTGTCGGGTCGTTACTATAACCAAAATCTAATCCGTAACCAAGTAAACGTGCTTCACTTGGTATTGTGTCAATTAGTTTGTAGTTTGAAAATATAACTCCTTCTAACATTCCAACAAGTCCTTCGCCATATACCCGCCACCAATTAGCCCAATAACTGCTTGTCGTGGCTTTTAAGCGGTTCTTTTCTATTTCCGTTACTATTCGTTCATCTAACGCTTCGTTGTCCTTGTACGTCAAAATTAGAAAATCGGTATCGGGTTCGTCTTTTAGTTCCGTATGCACCCAAAATTCATTCGCTGGGTTAAAGTCAAGGTATATTCGTTTTTTTGTACGTATTGCAAGTTCGTTATATGCTTCAAATGTTACGTTGTTACATTCGTTTATGTACAAAATATCACGTCTTGCACCCCTTAATTTACTGCTATCGTCTGCACTAAAAAATTCTATATAAGAACCGTTTGAAAATTCGTAACGTAATAAAGATTTGTTAAACTTGTCTTCAAAGAACCTGTTACTCCAACGCATTATTTTAACGAAGTCTTTTAATGCGCCCCTACGTAAGTGTGGAATACTTTCAGCTACAATACTTATTTCCGTGTTTTTGTGCTTTGTCGCTATGTCTATTAATAAAGGTATAACCCCGAAAGTTTTACCCGCTGAAGTACCGCCTTGAATTATTTTTATTCGCTTGTCTAACTTTGCAATTTTACTAATTGCAGTCGTCCGTATTAACATCAGGAAATAAAGGTTGTTCTATATTTGTTTGTTCTATTTGTTGAACAGGCGCACCATAGCCACTATCCATTAACGCCTTGTATGCTGAAACATCGCCGTCACGCATTTTTTTAACCATTGCTAAAGTTCCTAAATCTTCTTGACTTAAAGTTTCTTCAACGCCTGTTATTGGGTTCTTTGCCTTTTGTGTAGTTTCTAACCAAAGACGTGCTATTGTGCTTCGGTTTCTACTTCCTTTAGGTCGTCCAGCAGGGTTTCCGCTTTCGCCTTGTTCAAATGGTTTTAAGTTGTCTAATTTATCAGCCATAATTCTCTGTTATTTCACTGTTTATTTGAGCGTCGGGGTGGTATCGCACCCCTTCTTTAATCTGGTATGATTAACGCATTAACTTTTATGCTTCCGACGCTTGTAATTTTCTTTGTTCTAAACTTATTTTTTCCCCTTTATACATTCCCGCACCTTGTTTGTCTATTTCGCTAAATGGTAGTATTGGAACTGTTATTTTGCAAGTTTTGTCTATTAAATAAATATATCTTAATTGATTACCTACTAAAGTTTCTAAAGATTTAAAATATTCTTTTTTATTTGGATTGTGTGCTATGCTTAAACCTTTATGAAAACATTCTCCTGTTTCTAAATCTTTAACTATTCCTTTATTGTCTTTTATTGCAGTTAATACAAAACCACTTGCCCTGTAAATTGTACCGTCTCCGCATTGTGTACCGTCACTAAAACTTAAAATCCATTTTATATGCGGTGCATTTTTTTTAATCAATTTAATACTAATTGCTATACATCTACTTTCTGAATATTTAGGTAAATAATCATTAAAAGCCATTCTATTTAATTCTAACATTTCATTCCATAAACAAGGTTGAACCAAACCTAAAACTCTTGCTTTACTTGTTGGACTACCATAACTCATAACTCCGTGCAACTGATTATCTAAAAAGCAACCAAAATGTAAATTGCTATTTGGAACTACCTTACCGCTATAATGGTTTTTCCTTACAAACTCATTTGCAATTTTACTTGGTATTACTTTAACGATTATTTCCTTTGCTCTGCCCATTGCATTATAATTAAATAAAGTGCGTTTCCATTCGTGTTTTCGTTGCCTAATGTTTCACAATATTTATATTCTTCAGTTTGTTTAATATCTGTTATTGCATTTTTAATTTGTTCGGCTTGTTCATCTGCTAAAGTAAAAGTCATTTGTTGAAACGGTGCTTTGTCTCCTTCAGGTAAATTAAATTCAGTTCCTAACTCATCGCTATCATTAAAATAAACAGGTAAACTTAAACCCCAATCCGTTAATTTATCCGTGTCCCATTCATTCGCTAAAATATTCCAATCCCACTCGCCAAAACCTACGTTGTCTTTGACTATAAATTCGTCTTTTTGTTGTTCGGTTAAATCTTTTGCCTGTACAATATAAACTTCTTTTAACCCTGCTTCAATACAAGCTTTGTGTCGCATATTTCCACCTAAAATAATATTGTTTTCATCTACAACTATTGGCCGTAGTTCTAACATTTGTGGAAACTCCTTAATTGAATTGACTAACTTTTTAAACTTATCGTCTTTTATTAAACGTGGGTTCTTGGGGTTCGTCTTTATGCTGTTTATTTTAACCTTCGCTACTTGCATCTTCTGTTTGTTCTGGAGTATATTCGTTGTAAATTACTCTTAACTTACTTACTAAATCACGAAGACAACTTGAACAAGTGCTAAAGGTTAATTTTTGGTTTAATACTCTGTTGTTAATTGCAATTAAACTTGTTTGTTCATCGCTTGT